TCTTGTGCCCATTGTTGAAGTCATGAGTCCAGCACGAGCAGCAGCAGCGGCTCCACGTCTACCAGCACCAGCTAAACCGCCTAACATTGAGCGCCCAGCAGATCCAGCAGCACCTCTAGCACCACGGGCACCAGTAGCAGCCTCGGCCCTAGTACGGGGAGCACCACCAAGCAATGAGCCTGAGCCTAACTTGCCTCTAGCCAATGCCTTGAAGCGTTGTTCCTGTTCTGCTATCTCCTCATCGAGTGCGCGTTGTTGTCTTTCTGTTACCGCTAACTCTTGAGCCGTTGGTTTAGGTGCCTTTGGTTTCTTCACTTTGTTCTCTCCAGATATTTGTATAACTGAAACGGTGTCCAGATGAATGGTCGGTTAATGCCTAGGATCTGTTTTGCATGTCCCACGCATGTATTGAGCATGAATAACGATTGCCTTGTGGTCTTACGATCGATTTTAACAATGATAACCTCCTCGATTTTATCCATTTGTCGATCGATAGTAAACAAGTCCACATAGTGTACGGTCTTGGCGTATATGATCCATCGGCCTCTATCTGCTATGGCGATATAGCAATGTTTAATGAATGGGTGCAGGAATCTCGACCACCAATGGCCTGAGTCATTCGTGAATACGACATAAGCATCAGAAGACACTGAACCGAACCTCTGCCTGTCTTGGTTGTGGTCTATGTCCTGATACCATTGATTCTTGCCAGCCTAATGCTAAGGTCTGTAGTGCGTCGGCACCATGTGAGGCCCAATCGTGCACAGGTGTATCCTTGAATACATTACGCTTCTCGTCAAACTCGCGATGATAGGATGCGATACAGTTGAAGCCGTGTTCTGTTCGGTCTTCATCAAACCAGAATCTAGGGAACATCCGACGGATGGCTTGTATACCTTCAGCCTTAGTCCTTGGCCTTTGTACTGTTCGGAAGCTGATACCCATCTCTCGGGCTACTTCCTTTCTGCTACGGCCAGATGTGAGTTCTCGCACCTCGATATCATGCGGTGCTAGATGCTGGCCTAGCATGACGTTATTGGTCGAGGCGTATTGATTGAGCCATTGGATATAGTGCTCCATGCCCTTGCCGTTGTTCTCATAGTACCCGATCAACCGGATCTCTTTTCCTATGGCCTGAAACAACCAGATGCTCATTGAGTCAGATATGCCCAAATCCCATGCGGTATGCACCATCAATGAGGGTTCAATCGGCAGCCTTGTGACCCGTCCCTGATCCTTAGCCGTTGCTATCTGATCGGCAAAGTATGCCCCAGCAATCTGTGCCTCAAATGATCCGTAGAACTCCTGTTGTATAAGGGCTTCTTCCATCCCTTCTAGTCGTTCCTGTTCGATGATATCGGGTGATATGACAGGTGAACCATCCGCTCGCTTGGTGTCCTTGACCGTTAGATTCTGGCAGAACCATTCATTAGATGATTTGGCCATTTGATACAGTGAGTGCCCGTGATTCTTGCCCCTTGGCGTGTAGATAAAGACAGCCCATCCACCGTTTTCTGCTAGTATCGGCCGTATGTAACCCCATGCATTGGGATCGCATAATGACCATTCATCGAACACCACGCCGACGGGATTACTACCGACTAGGTTATTGTAGTTGTCCGAGCCTGTTAGCTGCCAAGTAGACCCATTGACCAACTCAATGACCATTTCCTGAGCACTGGTACGCTTGCGGATCTCTTTAGGGAATACTTGGTCAAGGATAGGTCTACCTTCGGAGTCTATACCCGACCAGATAGCCTTCCTCGCTTGTGTTTGATGGGGGAAAAGGTGCCAATATGTACCGACACGCTTGAACATTTCCTTTGCCGTGAAGTTTAGGGTAGCAGATCCCTTGCCAGCTCGCCTATGCCAGACACAAACGGCACGTTTAACCCCATTATCCATTGCTCGGAAGAACTCAAGCTGGTGTGGCCTAGGCTCCCAGTCATGGGGTATTGAAAGATCAGGCATTCTTGAAGTCAGCGACCGTTATCTGTAGATCACCACCGCCTTCACCAGTGATTTCTGTAGCCTTCAGCTCTGGCAGATACTTACCCAGCATTTTATGCCTTACATCTACCACCTTTGAATACTTAGCCAAATCTTGCTGAAACGTCTCGGAATTAGGATCTAATTTTTCAATCTTTTCTATAATATCAAATAGATATTGAACTGACCCTCTTTCTTGCATGTACTCCCTAAGTGCATCCTGTCTAGCTAATCTGTTGCGGGTTTTGGTGTGCATTCCCTTACTAGTCATTTGCTCTTATCCTTACGGAATATCCGATCATAGTTGGATTGATAGGCCGCATTTGAGGCCGAATTGTACCGCCTAGCATGGCTACCCTTACCGCCATGATCCCACTCGGGAAAGTGACGATTAACTGTTTCTTTATCTAGTTTGTTGCGATGGTCTGGCACGTTTCACCCTATGTTTTACGATATATGCTGTTTGGTTATTAGCTTATTCTAAAACGGTATTAGACAAAGTTTAATATATAAATTATTGTTTGATCCGTGGTATCAAATTATACATTAAATCAGCAAGGAGTTATACACATGGACATGACTAGAACCGTAAACCTTTGGCTCGCTAATGACGAAGGCTTGTACTTTGCAACCCGTGACGCAGCCTATTCAGCATCAGATGCTTTTTCGCTTGAGCTTATGATCCGCGAGATCGTAGAGCAAACCCTAACCTTCCAAGATGGCGGCACCCTTCAAAATGACCTTTTGACTTCAGCATTGGCAGAGGTCAACTGGCGCGAGATTGCTATGGACTTTTGGACTGACTATCGAGACGAGGATGCAGCTTAAACCAATCAATCAAGGGGATTATATTATGTTTGAGACAGAAACTTACCGCATTCCACAATTTGCCATCGTGCCGCTCGTGTATGGCGATTACAGCGGCATTCAGGACGACGACGAAGCATTCGTTGACAACTTACACCAATGGCTTGACGATCAACACGGTATCGGCCAGTGGCATATCGGGGACGTATCCGAGCCGTATCATGGCCGCGCTGATTTCGAGCGTATTCTAGGCGAGATCTGTAACGTCAACATTGAGGTGAGAATATGAGCAATTGGCACAGCGAAACAATAGAACGATTCAAAACACTAGGCAGCGATGCATTACTCTATATCAGACAAGACGCCTACAATGCGGCAAAAGCTGGGGAGACGATTGATAATCCCAAGGTCGGGCAATACTGGGATGAGTTTCACTATGCCGCCCAAGAATTGAGACGGCGCAAGATTACCGCAGTAGAATTTAAGAGGGCATTATAGCATGAACCGACCGATTACCAATCGATACTTGTCAGATGAAGATATTCGCAAGATGGCTAGGGCTGTACTTTCAGACCTTGAAATACACCCTCTCAGCCGAGCCGACAAGATCCGAGTCGCTGCCGACTATGCTCGCGATGAACTGCGGGTCAATCCAAGGGAGTCAGCTTGCAAGTTAGCCGTTAAACTAGCAGATGCCAGTTGGAATGAAATCAAGCTTGAAGTCAAAAGAGCCTTGTCATGAATCGTCTAACAAAAATCAGCATAGCCGTGGCGTTTGTCGCGGCTCTACTGTGGATCTCAAGCGAGGACTACAACCACGAGGTAGAAACGTTCAACCAATACGTCGAAAACGTGTGCGCTGGATATCATCCAGACTATGACAACGTGCAACCAAACTGCGAGGGCAAATAATGGAATTTCCATATGAAGAAATCGAACGCTATGAGTTAGCAAGCGAGATTCCCGACAACGTAGACAGATCCCGCCTTTGGTCTGTGGCAATCTATGACACCGAGTGCGATTGTTGCGCGTACCTATACGGGCCTAGTCACGATCACATCAATGTTTTCTATTGGGTGTTGACAAAAGAGCAACACGACGGGCAAACCTACTATGAGGAAATGGCACACATGGACAGATGCGAGGTTGCAGCATGAGCAAGACGGAATTATACGAATTTATATGCGAGATTAGCTGTAGAGTAGCCGATGATGACGATTATGAGGATGATTTGCTGCCACAGTTCGAGGAACTATTAGCATTTATCGAAGGGGGTATTGTATGAGACCAAGCCGAAACGAGATACTCCAAGCATGGCTAACGCTGGTCAAGATCAAGGAATATTACGATCAAGATCGTTTAGACTCATGGGATCGGCAACAGATATTTGACGTGCTGAGGATACTGGATCAACTACAACAGGAGCTATGCCATGTGGAAAGATAAACTTTTAGTACCTAGATACACAGGCGGGGCGATGATAATTGCCTTTTGCTTGGGCTACATCATAGGCGCTATGCTTATGTGACTACCAAGACGGTCTCTTTGGATCATCCTTTGGGGCCGTTTCCCTTTCAATCAAGATCTCGATGTAATGCGCTGCCTTCCTGAGATCCTCAACACCACCTTTATCGCGCCACCGACTAATGTACTTGACCACCGCATGTTCACAGATTCCCAAATCGTTCGCCAGTGCATACTCCAATGGCTGAATCATCATGGTTTTGTAATGATTTCCCGCTACCTGTCTATCAAGCGCTGTCATGTCAACTCCTGAATGTTTGCCTTCAATCTTCCCTGTTCCCCGTACAATTTGTGGAGGATTACGCAAGTCATACTTCGAGAACTGGCATAGCCTGCCCCACTGTGCCAAGCATCGGCGGGTGCTAGGATGTTCCAAGACTCGAACAATGCGCCGCCATATTCCTCTTGATTCTTGTGATGTATGTGGCCTGTCCATACAAAGGTGTGATCCGACTCTCCCCATTCTTGCCTCAAATTACTGACGATTGACCCATGCAAATTAGACATTTTAATCCGATCTCCATGGTGCGTCACGACTAGATTCTTGCCCCATTGCCACCAGATAAACTTACTAGCATTGTCAAACACTTTGACCCGTGGATCTTCCTCAAAATACAGACGCATGACCTCATTCAACCACAAGGCCGCATCTGGGTCATGGTTGCCTCGGACATTCACAAGCCACACCTGATTATGCTTTTCCAACATACGCAAAACCGTACGCTTTATCACATTACTGGCAGCGCGTATGGTCTTGGAGTATCGGCCATCACTATCGAGCAAGTGCTTGGAGTTAGGCGTTGAACTGGTAGAGTCATTGATGTGCATGAAGTCGCCTAGATTAACCAGCACTCCAACTTCACAGGCGGGGCACGATGAGACCAGACGATCAATAGCATTTTCTAGAACAGTTTGGCTAATCTTGACATCATAGTCATCGCCCATCGTTTCGCTGTGATGAGCAAGCATCCCAAGATGATGATCCCCAACAATGTAAGCAGCCATAAGATCACTATCAGTGCTTGCAGGCGGGTCTGTGGGGGCATGTAATCCGGTGACTTCATCCTTAAAACCCTCCACAAATTCTGCGATTAACTCCTCTAGCTTTTGCTTTTCTGGCTCTTGTATGTGCCATTGCAGGACAATCTCATTGTCCATGTTGTAGGCGGTGCTGACCCGTTTGGTGGTAAATCCTGGGGCTACTTGTCTGTTAAGATTGTAATCTGGTGCCATCCCTGACAGTGCAGCTTTCCGATGTACTGCTACAATGCAGGCGCTAATTCTTTTCGGATGCCTGCCAAGTTTTTCTGCTATGTCTTTTTGCGGCATACCAGTCATGTGCATCTCAATGACTTGTCGCTGATGGTCAGTGGTGCAAAACTGTAAATGATGCTCGGTGCTTCTAGGATTCATCTTCACTATCCGGTAGCGAGCAGAATATATTAGCAGCCATATACAGGCGACCAATGACTGAGGCGATTGATTCAGGGTCAGATGAGAAGGTGCCAGGCATTTGCAAATCAAAAAATTCTTGGTGCTCGGTGACTATTACAGCACCGCAAATATCACCAGCTTCAACTTGCTCAAGCAGACCGCGCAGAACATCACGGACTTGCTCAGCATTCCTATCTAGGATCGAGACGTCGCCCATTTCTTATTCAACGATTGATACTTGACCAGCATCTCTTGCAGATCCTCTATAGTATATTTCACAGGATCATGCGGCCCTTCGAGCCACTCAACCCGCTCTAACCCTATCTTTTTCAATAAGTTTGACCGATATTCTGATAAATTACCAGACTTATAGTTATTGCAAACTGAGCATTGTTTGTGACAATTATCTTCGCTGAATCGTAGGGCAGGATGACCGCCTACCGTCTTGTAATGACCAGCATGGTACTGGCCAGTGTGATGGCGACCGCATGATATACAAGGGTCTTTCTTATCTCTGTTCCTAATGTACTTATTGAACTCGGTTTGACACCGCCTCATCCAGTAGGATCTGTCTCGCTTGGATTCTCTGACTTCTGACTTCTGAATTCTAACTCTTTCTTTCTTGCCAAACGCGACAAGGCATTCAGTCGCATTACACGTCTTCTGAAATGATGTAAATTGCGGCGTAAACCTTTCCCCGCAGATCCTACATTTCTTGGCCATGTCACCTTCTAACCTCGGTCAACTCGAAACCTTGCTCCCTCAAGTGTCGCTCAACCATATCTAAGAACTCGCTATGCTGCTTGATATTCATTAGAGATGTTACCTCAAAATCGAATGGCTCTACCATAAAGGACAACTTCTGTTCATAGCTGTACGGTTTGACCCTGCTATCATACACTGCCTTAAACTTCTCGCTGTCACGTCGCAGGATTGGTATACCAAAATGTAATTTACAATAGGCTCGATACTCCCAAGCCTTCATATCGCCCTGCTTCTCACAGTCTCGATACCACTTGTTCGCCGTGTTGTTCTGTGTATTGGTGCGGCGCTTGCCTTTCTTCTGAATCTGTACGGAGATGGGATACTCTAACTCGATCTGGCCTAACATCTTCATCATGTTGTCCAGCCCTTCCCGATTATCGATTGTCATCTCTACGCAATCAGTTGCTAGTCTTTCTTTACTTAGTGTTTTCATCGATCACCCTCATGATATTTTTTATTCTGTCTTCTACTTTTGTATGCCGATTGTCTGCTACCTTCTGTGCTACCAGGTCATAGAACCAGTCGCTATCTAATAACTCCTCGATGATCTTCTTGCACTTGACTTCAACGTCATCTTCCTTGCTTGCTGTTCTGAATACTAAATCGTTCATGCTGCCCCTAATATTTTCACGCGTTGCTGACTTAACCTGTATCGTCGGTATTCTTCTCGACTAGGCTGATGTCCCTTGCTTACCTCGTTCTCATATATCTCAATAAAGAAAGCATCCTCCAATGCCTGATCCTTTTGATCCCTAGAAAAGTAACTGTTTACTCCCCGCTTTTGTGGTACGTCGTTGAACAATGTTGCATCCGTCAGACCTATGGCTTGTACTACCTCGCTACCTTTCGCCCCACACACATGGCAGTGGATTAACACCTTGCCTTGATCCTCCTTCAGTGATAGTGCCGTTGGATTATTGCCATCATGCACTGGACAGATAGCCCTGTACCTATCCCCGAATCGTCGTACCTTATCCAGCCTTTCTAAAATCTCTTGTAGCATCTTTAGCCCTCTTGATTTGTAAATGTTTCACATAGCTTTGCACTTCTGGCATCCGTTCCCTGCTTGGCATTGGCCTTACTCTAGGCCATACCCCGAACTTGCTACGGTAGGCCCAGCTTGCCCATCCAGGCTTGTACCCTTTCTGCGCTGCATAGAACTGTAACTCGTATAACCAACGGCCCTTGTCTTCTGGCGACTTCTTGATCTCTTTCAAGATTTGCTTGTCTGTCTTCAGCAACTCAGCCTTGGGAACCTCGTACCCACACGCACATCGAGGCACCATCATGGTCTGATAGCATTGTGGGCAGTCCATAGTCTTAGGCTCTTTCTTCTCTTTGGTTTGATCCCGTTCTTTGTATTCTTTCTCACCATCATGTAAGCAATCAGGCACGATATCCTCGGCAAACCCATGTCTCGCCACATTGCCAGCATGGTCTAAGATTATTGCGTGAGGCTTGTTTTCGTGAATGCGTAGCACTCTGCCGATACGTTGCACATAACTAGCTAGAGACTTGGTGGGGAATGCGTCGATCAGACACCGCACACTTGGTGCATCGTATCCAGTATTTAACAGCCGACTGCATGACAAGATCTTGAACTTACCCTCGTCATGCTCGCGGTAAAGGATCTGTCTCTCGGCATCATCCATGTACCCATCGATATGCTCGGCACTAATACCCGCAGCATTGAACAGTCTGACCATTGTTTTGCTGTGATTGATCGATGGTGAGAAGGCTATGGTTTGTGAATCCTCGCCATACTTTAGCCAGTT